GCAGAGAAGGATGCCGAATGACATCCTCCATCGCAGCCATGCACGTCGCTAAAAAGCAGCTCGGCCTCGACGACGACACCTATCGCGCCAAGCTTGCCCGGATCACGGGCAAGTCCTCTGCCAAGGATATGACCGAGGCGGAACGCCAGAATGTCCTCACGGTGTTCCGCAACGAGGGCTTCACGCCAGCACCGGCCGCCCGTCGCGCCGACGGCCGCCAGAAGCTCACAGGCAAGTTCGCGAAGAAGCTGCAAGCACTCTGGATCGCCGCCTGGAACCTCGGCATCGTCCGCGATCGCGACGACAAGGCGCTTGTCGCATTCGTCAAGCGCCAGACCGGCGTCGATCATACGCGCTTTCTTGTCTACGCCGATGACGCCAATCGAGCCATCGAGGCGCTGAAGGCATGGATACGCCGCGAGGCCGGCGTGTCTTACGGCAACACCAACGGTTACGATTGGCTCGCTTCCGATGGCGCCAAAGTTGCCTGGGCACAGTGGAAGAAGCTGACGCCAGGCGCGGACATCGTTGTCCGCAAGGGCTTTGATGCCGAAGTGATCCGCATCACTGGTAAGCCGATGCTGCATGAGGTCACGGCTGCCGGTTGGCAGTTGGTGATGAACATGTTTGGAGAGCGTATCCGTTCGAGAATGGCAGGTGACGCATGAGCCAGGTGGTTGCCTTCAACATGCCGGTCGAACCATTGAAGCCCGTTGTCATTGATACGGACGGGCTGCCGATGGCGCTCTTCATGTTCAAGTATACCCATGCCGGCCGCACCTTCATTTTCAATCTGCCTGCCTACTCCTGGGCTGACGCTGAGCAGCTCCGAAACTCCTTGGCCTCCTCGATTTCGCTTGAGGGCGAGATCGAAGCCCAGATCGATTGCAACCCTCTTACGTGAGAGCCACCCAATGACCGCTCCTCTCCGCGTATCCGATCATGCAGTGCTGCGTTACCTTGAGCATGCGCACGGCCTCGATGTCGAAGCCGTCCGTCTTCATATCGCTTCCCGCTGCGAGACCGGCGCGGAGCTGAATGCTCTCGCCGTCATCGTCGAGAAGGTGAAATTCGTCCTGCAGGAAGGAGCTGTCATCACGACGCTCCGGCGCCGATCGGTCACCTTTCGGAAGGAGCGGGGCGATGACCAATAATTTGCCGCTCTTCGAAAACCCCGAGTTGACGCGCGTTCAAACCGAATGTGAAGAGCTTGAAAGGAAGCTTCGAATGGGCGGTCGGGACGCGCATTCGCGAATCCGCATGGAGCGCAAGCTTGCCCTGGCGCGCGCCAGCCAAATCCGCATCGAGCTGCAGCTCGGCTACGGGAGGAAGGCGTGACCAGCTCTCTCCCTGGTATTCTGGCGGACATCGCCGAGATTACGAACGCCGAAACTGCTCTGGCGATTGCGCAGAGCCATGGCGGCATCCGCGTTTCCATTCCGCCTCGGGCCGAAGACGGTCACTGGCTTACGGATCTGCTCGGCTTCGAACTCGCCGATCGGATCTGCAGGGGGCTTGCCGTCCTCGATGGCGACGGCAAGCTGAAGGGCGTCCAGCGGGAAGTCATCCCGCTTGGACCAGCCTCGATATTGAAGGCAGCCCGCCGGCGCGCGGCTGACGCCTTGAATGCCGGCAAGAGCGCCCGCGACGCGGCTCAAATATCGGGCTTGCATGAACGCACAATATTTCGCATGAAGAAGGACGACGACGAACAGGGCTCGCTTTTCTAGCCTCCCCCGTCACGGCTGACAGGTGTCAGCCCGCGCCCAACGGGCACCTCCCCTAAAGTCTCCCCATTGCATATTGAGCGGCCGATCGGCCGCTTTGTTTTGGGGCGCCACATGGATTTCAATTTCTGGCTAAACACGCGCCTGCGGGCATTTGGTGCCTACGACGGCGTAGTTGATAACGTGTTTGGCCGCGCCTCGATCGAGGCGTTGAAGCGTTTTCAGACAGCCGAAGGATTGCCGCCCACCGGCCAAGCCGACGAAGCAACCGTCCAGGCGCTCCGCGTTGAGCCGAAAGGCCGAGTGGTCAAGGTCGTTGCCGCTCCCGAAATTCCAGCCGAGCCGGTTTGGATGCGTGAAGCCCGACGCTTCATCGGCCTCACCGAAGTGCCCGGCCCGGCATCGAACCCGACCATCATCGGTTGGGGGCGCGCGCTTGGTGGCTGGATTGCGGGCTTCTTCACAAATGACGACACGCCCTGGTGCGGGCTCTTCATGGCTCATTGCTTTGGTGCGGTCTTGCCGCAGGAGAAGCTCCCCGCCAATCCGCTCGGTGCCCTTGAATGGAACAGGTTCGGCATGTCGCTTTCGGCGCCCTGCCTTGGTGCTGTTCTCGTTTTCCAACGTCCTGGTGGCGGCCATGTCGGGCTCTACGTGGGCGAGGATCAGGACAATTACCTGGTGCTCGGCGGCAACCAGTCGAACCGCGTCAAGCTCTCGGCAGTCGCCAAGAGCCGTTGCGTCGGCATCCGCTGGCCACGAACCGGCGGCGACCCTGCCGGTGGACGAGTGCGCGTGAACATTGCAGGCGAGGTTTCCCGCAATGAGGCGTGATCCTCTAGCCAAGCCCTCTTACACAATGACCAGGCGCTGGAACTGGATCAGCTTCGTGCTGTCCTGGTTCATCCTGGTCGGCATTGCGCTCGCCGCCTTTCGCGGTTCTCAGGAAGCGGTTGCGATCGCGCCTGTCTTCGTGCCGAGCCTCTGCGCGATGATCGCCGTGCTTATCGGCGCCCATCGCCACTACGGCTCCAAGGATTTCGAGGTCGCCAATTCTCCATATGGTGGCCCACCGCCCCCTTACGACGCTCGCGCCCAGCCGGGCGCCGGTGTCGGCGAGGTGCGCTGATGGAGATGTTCACCAAGCCGATTGTCGCACTCATCATCGCCGGCGTGCTGCTCGTTACAGCCGCCGGCATCGCCTACCTCGGCCTACGCGAGTTCCACTCCATGCTCGATGAGGCGGCAGCGACCGCCACCGAGACAGCGAACGCGAAGTGGCAGGCCAAGCTCGAAAAGGCTGACGCCGAGGCGAACCGACAAGTTGCTGATCAAGCGAAAGCAACCCTCAAAATCCAAGCCACGGCGAGCGAGCAGGTTCGCCAGGCCGAACAGCAGCTAGAAGACAGAGAGAAACAAAATGAAGCCCTTCCCGATGGTGGCGGTTGCGGTCTTAGCGCTCGCCGCATCCAGCTGCTCCCTGACTGAGCGGAAAGCCGAGCCGCCGATCGTCGTGACGCGTCTTGTCAGACCTGAGCTACCGCCCGAAGTGAAGATCCCGGCGCCGCCGCTCTCGCCGAAATTCGCCCGCGACTTCTCCGAGGACGAGACCTGGCAAGGATGGGCGCATGATCGCACCGGCCGCAACATAGGCGAAGCGCGTCGCGCGGCATGTGTCGCGGCCGTAGAGGGCACGCCATGAACGGGAACGCCTTATTCGATCTAGCGGAGATCCGCGCCGAGGAAGAGCGCGAGGCGCAGATCAAGCGCGCTACTGCCTCTCTGAAGCTGGAAGGCAACATTGAGTGCGATGATTGTGGCGGCGAGATCGCCGAGACCAGGCGCCGGGCGCTGCCGTCTGCCCGCCGATGCATCCATTGCCAGGAGCGCTTCGAAACGAGCAGCAAGGGACGCCGTTAATGGAAATAGGACCCCTCAAAGACTGGTTCGGCCTCCTTGCCCTAGTCATCTCTGTCGGCACTTCGATCTGGCACGTGATCTCCTCCGGCGCGAAGAAAACCGCCAGTGATCTAAGCGAGTTTCGAAAGCAGGACAGTGTTGAGAAGACGCAATTCCTGGCAACGCTCTCGGCGCTCGAAAGGCGCGTCCAGAGTGTTGAGAGCGACATCAAACATCTTCCTGACGCCGAGGCTGTCATGTCGATGCGGATCGCGATCGAGCGGCTCGAAGGCAAACTCGGGCGGATGGAAACTAGCCAGGAGGGAATGGCGCGCACCGTTGCGCGCGTTGAAGATTTCTTGATGAAGGGTAGTTCGGCGGCATGAGCGAATACAATGATTTTGTCACCGTTGACGCGCGCCTCGTCATTCTGCGAGCGCTTTCCGAGCAGCCGGACGGCCGGCTGAACGATAGCCTGCTCGCCGACGTCCTCGACGCTTACGGCCACCATCGGTCGCGCGACTGGATCCGCCAGCAGCTTCGTTATCTGGCCGATATCGGCGGCGTGAAAAACACGGACGTAAACGGTATCGTCGTCGCCGCGATCACGCGCCTCGGCGTTGACCATGTTGAGCGCAGGACCGAACTCGAAGGCGTCAAGCGCCCGAAGATCGGAGCCTAAGATGGCGCAAGGTCGAGGACGCCTAAACCTCATCGAGCAACTCCCAAGCGAGTGCGCCGAGGTCGTTGCCTGGGCGGCGGGTGAACTCCAGAAGCGCGAGCGAACTCAGACGGACATCTATTCCGACTTTGTCTTGCAACTCGAAGGGCTGAAGGCAGAACGTCGAGGCGAGTTGGAATTCGATATCCCTTCCTTCTCATCGTTTAATCGGCACAGCATCAAGCTTGCGACCCTGACGCAGCGGCTCCACCAGACGCGTGAAATCGCTGCGACACTGGCCAAGAGTTGGGATATCGACGCCTCGGACAATCTCACCCTGATTGCCGCCGAGGCGATCAAGACGCTGGTCTTCGAAGTGCTGACGTCGGAGGGCGAAGCGGGCATCGATCCCAAGGGCGCTATGTCGCTTGCAAATGCGCTGCGCGCTGCCGCCCAGGCGCAGGGCATCTCGACATCTCGCCGCCAAAAGATCGAAGCGGAATTCGCCGAGAATGCCAAGCAGGCAGTTTCCCAGGTTGCCAAGTCCAAGGGCCTCACGGCCGAGACGACGCAAGAGATCCTGTCCAAAATTCTCGGGGTTAAGGCCGAATGACCGCGCCCATCACCGAGGAACAATGGGTCGAGGCCCGGCGAACCGCTACCGAGGTTCTGCCGGGCCTTGTCAAAGAACTTGGCCTGCCAAAGGCGCTACTCTCCTACCAGGCACGCACGATCGCGCTGTTGGAAAGCGCTGCCTGCCGCGTTCTGTTCATCGAGAAAAGCCGGCGTATCGGCCTGACCTTCGGTTTCGCAGCCTATGCCGCCCTGCGCGCCGGCCGTGAGAAGAAGGCCGGCGGCATGGACGTCATGTACATCTCCTATTCCCAGGAGATGACGCGCGAATTCATCGACGCCTGCGCCATGTGGGCGCGAGCCTACATGGACGCGGCTGCGGCGGTCGACGAGTTCCTGTTCGACGACAGCGACAAGGAAGGCGAGCGCTCCATCCAGGCGTTCCGCATTCGCTTTGCCTCCGGCTTCGAAGTGTTGGCGCTCTCGTCGGCGCCGCGATCGCTGCGCGGCAAGCAGGGCGTCGTGATGATCGACGAGGCTGCCTTCGTCGACAGCTTGCCGGAGCTGCTGAAGGCAGCACTCGCTTTCCTCATGTGGGGCGGCCAGGTCGTCGTCTGCTCGACACATGACGGCACCGAAAATGAGTTCAACAAGCAGATCCAGGCGATCCTTTCCGGCCGCTCGAAATACGATCATATCAGGATCGATTTCGACCAGGCGCTGAAGGAAGGGCTCTACGAGCGCATCTGCCTGGTGAACGGCAAAGAGTGGACGCCGGAAGGCGAAGCCGCCTGGCGCCAGGAGATCATCGACTTCTATGGCGAGGGTGCCGACGAAGAGCTGTTCTGCATTCCGACTGCAGGAACGGGCTCTTGGCTCGCCGCGCCACTCGTCGAGGCCCGTATGTCGATCCAGGCGCCGGTCATCCGTCTGGAGCTTCCGTCGAACTTTCTTCACCTCAACCGCATCGAGCGAGCCGCGCTGCTTGCCCCGGTCTTGTTCGACCTCAAGACTGCACTCGCTCGCCTGGATCGCTCCAAGCGGCACGCCTTTGGTTTCGACTTCGCTCGCGTAGCCGATCTCTCCGTTGCCACCCTGCTTTCTGTCTCCCGCCTCCTCAAGCGAGAGGAGGAGCTGACGGTGGAAATGCGCAACGTGCCAGGCGACGAGCAGAAGCTGATCACGCGGATGATCTTGGAAGGCGCACCGCGCCTGGTGGGAGCCGCTTTCGACGCGACAGGCATGGGCTGGACCGTCGCCGAAGACATGGGGCGCTTGTTCGGCTTGCGTGACGCGGATCACCCTTACGGCCTAGTCGAGGCCATCAAGTTTTCGACCGACTGGTACCGCATCAACATGCCGCCGCTGAAAGCCGCCTTCGAGGACGATGCTATTGCCCTCATCAAGGATGATGAACACCTGACGGACCTGCGCACCGTCAAGGTTATCGCCGGCGTGCCGCGCGTGCCGGATCTGCGTACCGGCCAGGGCTCGAAGAAACGCCATGGCGACTTCGCCATCGGCCTGGCCCTGGCGCACTACGCCAGCCGCCAGCAGTGGACCGAGTACGACTATCAGACAGTTGCGTCCCTCATGGCTGCCGCCGGCGGCGATGACGACGACGACCATGCATACGGGAGACGGCATTGGTAAGCACCCGCACATCATCGATCCTCGGGCCAGACGGCACGCCGATCGTCATCCAGGTTCTCTCCGAAGAGATCGCTGTTCCGACCGTCGCCGGCGTCCGCCGCGTCCACGAGGAGCGCGTCGCTTCCGGCCTGACCCCGGAACGACTCGGCTCAATCCTACGCGACGCCGCCACCGGCGATGCCCGCAACTACCTGACCCTCGCCGAGGAAATG